CATCTACTCTTGGCGCTTACGCGGTCTCTCAGGACACAAACGTCCTCAACTACCTTCAACAGGTCAACACCTCCGAACAGGGCTACCTCTACACCTCAGCCGACGGAACCCTCACCTTCAAGGGCAGGTCAAGCGTCCTCAACCCCGTCTCAGGCGCGTCGTTCACCACAAACGGCACAGGCATTCCATACATGAGCCTGGTCAATCAGTACGGGTCAGAACTTCTCTACAACTACATCGTGACGCAATCACCCGCAGGAGCAGCGCAGACAAACTCCGACTCGACGTCAATTTCTTTGTATCAGGCGCAGAACTACAACCTTCTCAGTTTGCTCAACTCAACCACGACGGAAGTCAATGGTCTCGGCGCGTACCTTCTCGGTAAATACCGCAACCCCGTTGTCCGTTTCACAGGCGTCTCATGCGAACTCGCAGCACTTACAGCTGCGCAATGGGCAACTATCTTTGCCATTGACCTGACATCAGTTGTCACGGTGCAAAAGGATTACAACACCGGAACCCCGCTTACAGAATCGCAGACCCTAATCACTTCAGGAATTGAACACCGAATCGTTCCAGGGTCTCACATTGTTTCGTACACTTTTGAAAGTACGGACGGCAACCAATACATGACGCTTGACGACGCAATCTTCGGAACGCTCGACAACAACCTTCTGAGTTTCTAAAGGAGACAAAACATGACAATCAACACAACATTCACATCAGGGCAAATCCTCACCGCAGTTCAAATGAACAACTTGCCCTGGGGCGTTGCAGCATTAACAAACAAAACAACAGACAGCGCAATTACCACAACAGAAACAGTCTTCCTGACTGCCTCATTCACTGCCGTGGCGAACCGTTACTATCGCATCACATATTTTGAAGGCGATCTTTATAACGCCAACGGCGCAACCCCTGCAAACATCATTGCGAGACTTCGCAACGGAACCACAACAGCAGGAACAGAATTGCAATTTGCCACGACGCCAACCTTGCCAGGTGGAGAAACACAAATGACTCCAACCGTTGTTAAAACTTTTACCGCTGGCGCACAATCCATCGTCGCAACATTGACGATTAGCGCAGGAACCGGCACCGCATTGCACAGCGCAACACGTCCTGCGCAGTTAATCATCGAAGACATTGGGCCTTCATAATGCGAAAAAGCCTGATTCTATTGGTCATTTGTGCATCGCTCACTGCTTGCGCAGATCGTGAACGCCTCAACTGCCCACCGACAAAAAACAAAGCACTTCGAGGCGTAACCGAAACAATCTCAACAACAATTGCACCCGCTTATGGCGACGGAGGGAAATGCACATGAAACCAGACAACAGACATACAAACGAAGAAATCAAAGCACGACTCATCTTTGTCGTAGCCATCGGCTTAACGCTTGCCTTCGTTCTGTCAATCATCTCACTTCTTTACGGCTTACTATTTGTAACTCAACCGCTCGAGGTCTCGCCTAACGACGATGCAGCCTGGTCAGTCTTGTCGCCAATGCTTGCGACGTTAACTGGCGGGCTTCTCGGGGTGCTCGCAGGTAACGGCCTCAAGGATCGTCCGAAGGAACCGCCTGCACCATGACCGCTCGCAAATACCCGTTCTGGCCTTCTTGGGACGGCAAAGCCACCTCGCCAATCACAAAGAAATTCTTTGATCTATGTCAACGGCGTTGGGCATTTACGAATCTAGGAATGTACGTCAACCGTCCGATGCGCGGTTCAAAGAACCTAAGTGTCCATGCCAGTGGCTATGCCGTCGATATGGGATATCCGGCGACTCGAGCAGGAAGAGCAGCTGCAAAAGAAGCATGGGAATGGCTCGTCAATAATTCAGAAGAATTGCTTCTTTGCGAATTGCACGATTACTCCTTCCGCAACCCTGCACAACCCGAATCAGACAAAACCGCATGGGGTAGGGGCTATCGCTGCAGTCGTGGCCCAGGGCAAAAAGGGGTCAAATTGTTTACTTCAAAAGACAATGCCGGAACCCCAGGCGGTGTCTGGCTCCATGCCGAAATCTCCAACGAATGGGAAAGCCCAGAAGCATTTGAAGCAGCATGGAGAGCCTTGCCGAAACCATAAATCGCCCGAAGAAATCACCCTCTTCGCGCTAGACCTCGGGACTGACTGTGTTTCCCTCATTGGTTCCGAGGTCGAATCCGCCACCTAGACGCTTGCTTGTGTTACAACATCCAGACACAAACAGCGAAGGGAAACCGCTATGACCGATACACAATTCATTTACAGTTTCATAATGGGATGGGTCAGTTGCTGGCTCTGGCTCAAGATGATGGCTAACAGGTGATGCTTCCCACGTGGGGGTATATGCCGTTATGGTCTAAGGACAAACTAACCCTCGTCCAAATCTTCACGGATTCGGCAACAGAAGAGATCGTCAAAGTCACAGTCGCCAAAAGGGCGGCTCCCTGGATGATGTTTGCTTCGATTACAGAAGTTGAAAAGGTTGATTAAGAGAATCATGGCAATCGCCCTCATCACCGCCACATTCACCGCATCGCCCGCAAGCGCAGCTGCACAATCCTGTCCGCAATGGGAACCGCTCCTCCGCAAGCATTTTCCCGCAAAGGTCGTCCCGACCCTCTCGAGAATTATGTACCGCGAATCTCGATGCACTCCTCGCGCCGTGTCGCCAGTCCGCCGAAGCACTGGACGACCCGATGTTGGTCTCATGCAGATTCAAGGCTCATGGGCAACCGTGACACGGGCAGTCTGTAAGAAACAAGACGTCATCCGCGCATTACAAGATCCGTCGTGTAATGTCAGGGTCGCTCGATACCTCTACGACAATGGGGGTCTCGGGCATTGGAAAGCGACTTCAGGGTCGTAACGAAAGATGAGGGAAACATCATGGAATTAACAACCGATGAGATCATTGCGCGACTGATGAATCTGTCAGTCAAACTTGACGGAGAGATGCGCTTCGAAGAAGGCTCCACAGTAAGTCAGGCAATCGCCCTGATTATGACTATGCGCAACGCAGCAGAACGCCTACGCCATCCAAGCATGAGCAACAACAACGACGAACTCAAAGCAGTCATCGAATGGATTGTTGACCAGAAATGAGCATCGAAGACTACGAACCCGTTGCCAGTAGGTTGGCCCGCTTCTGGGAAAAACACCCCGAAGGGCGCGTCATCACAAAACTCCTGACATTTGAAGGCGACCGCGTCATTGTGCAGGCCGACATCTATGTCGACCGTGAAGACGACCGCCCCGTTGCGACAGACTTTGCCGAAGAGCTGCGCGGGTCGAACAACGTGAACAAGACGAGCCACATTGAGAATGCCTGTACGAGTGCCATCGGGCGAGCCTTAGCAGATTGCGACTTTGCCTCGTCAACCGACTGGACAAAGCGCCCCTCGAGAGAAGAAATGTCAAAGGTCGAACGGATGACCTCGAGACCCACAGAAAGCGGAACCGTCACCGAACCGTCGAACCTTGCCTCAGACAAGCAACTCAACATGATCCGCGCCGTCTGCAAATCCATCGGGCGCACAGTCCCGAGCGGGATACAGGGCTGGACAAAAAAAGAAGCTTCGGCATTCATTGAAACAATCAAGAGCAACCCTCCTGCACCGGAACACGAACCTGAAGAAGCGTTCTAATGGTTGACTTCCTCATGCTCGTCATCATGTGCATCAGTCTCTTCATGTGCGGATTCTTCTTGGGAAAAGACTCCCGATGACCGTCACGGAAAAGATATTCCAAGACCAAGTCATCAAATTGGCGCGGATGCAGCAATGGCTCGTCTTCCATGCCTCACCCTCATCGCCCCGTCCAGGCGTATGGCGGTCAGACGGCAACGGATTCCCCGACCTTGTCCTCGTGTCAACATCTGTGCCATCTCGAGGAGTCATCTTCTGCGAACTTAAAGCAGCCGAAGGCAAACTCTCAGCCGAACAGGAAAAGTACGCACGATGCCTTGTCAACGCAGGAATTGAATACCATCTCTGGCGACCTCGAGACCTTGACGCAATAGCAGCTCGACTCGGCAGGCAGGCAAAGATTCAATGAGAACCCCAGTCCGCGTCATCCTGTCCGATGCCGATATGCAGATAGCAGCGCATGGCGGAGTCAACCGTCGCCTCCTAGCCATCAAGCGAGCCGACAGACCCAACCAACCAGGGCGCAAATACCACGAACAAAACTGGTTCCAGACAGACGTGTTCGGTGCCATAGGTGAATACGCCGTTGCGAAACTGCTCGGCGCGGAATGGCATTGGGAACAAGAAGCAAACGGATTTGACGTCCTCCAGTATCAAGTCCGGTCAACTGAAAACCCAGACACCACAATCAAGGTACGCACTAGAGACAATGCAGATCACAACTTCATCTTCTGCAAAGTCCGAGAGAACCGCGTCCTCATCGAGGGCTGGATTACAGGCCGAGAAGTCATAGCCAACAACGACGAGATATTCCCCGACTGCTTCACCATTAAGGACTACCGCCTGTACCCATTGACAGACCTGCCAGAGTTCCCTCAGACGCTTCCTGCGGGCTGTGAAATGTACAAAGCCCCTGTCAAGCGCCTAGGCACCGTGTCATGATTGTCGTCGCCTGGTACATCCTTCTGTTAAGTATCGGGTTAGCAATCCTCCAGGGGTTCCGCAAGGGTTAATATGCCAACACAATTGAAAGAAGCAAGCGCGCATCATCATTTGCAGATGGTCGGAAGAACACTCGGGAACGAGGGTAGAGCAGTCTGCCTTCGGGCTACTGTGCAGCGTCCAAACGCCATAAATGTGAATGGTGACCGTCCAACGATGTCAAACATCCGGCAACCTCAGAGACATACTGGAATAGCGGGGGGCGAGCATTACACAAGACCCGACCACAACGAAAGAGAGCAAGCCCCCTGGGGGGCGCGCTAGCAGGGGACAACCATGAGCAAGAGAAGCAATACAAGTCCAGAGTTCAAACGCAGGAGAGCAGAGCTGCTTGAAGGCAATCCTCTCTGCCACTGGTGCCACAAAGCACCCGCAACAGAAGCCGACCACCTAATCGAGTACGACATAGTAGGAGACGACACCGAACTCGTACCCGCCTGCAAACCATGCAACGCACGTCGAGGAGCCAATTACATCAACGGCAAAAGAGCAGCGCAAGCACATGCAAGAGCAGAACACCTCGGATACAACCCCATTAAAACAACCCCCCAGATGACCAAGTACGACCCACGATCGTGCGCAACATGCGGACAGATGTTCCAACCAATATCCAAATGGTCAAAAGCAGACCAACAGAAGTACTGCACGAAGAAATGCTTTTACGAAAGAAACAAGGAAGTTTTTTTGAAAACAGAAAATAACGAGACCCCGTCCCCTTCTTTGCTCTTATCTGGAATGGAACAAACCGAATCAGTTCGATGTCCTGCGTCTTCGGACTTGGTTCTCGGGGTTGGGCAAAGTTCGCCCCGTCTTGAGTCGCTCCATAATGGAAGTGGTTCTTACGGTGACGCGGTTGCGGCCTGGTCGGAAAGAGTCCTTTCGAGGACGTTGTTTGATTGGCAGAAGGTTGCGCTTAATGGTCAGTTGACTCATGATGAGAATGGCGACCTGATGTTTCGTGAGGCGTTGACTAGCTGCGCCAGACAGAACGGCAAGTCCGTTGCTCTTACTAGCCTCTGTGGATTCTTCTTGACGGACTGGTCAGCGATGCGGGGTAAGCCCATCCACGTTCTTTCTGTTGCCAACAAACTTGATCGCGCGGTTGCAATCTTCAACGAACTTGCACCGGTACTCGAGGCACAATTTGAAGGTCATGTCACCTGGTCGTATGGACGCAACAAGGTTGAGATGCCAAACGGGTCGACGTGGGAAGTCCGCGCTGCGACCCCGAACCTTCACGGCGGAACCTACGACCTGATTGTTGTTGACGAAATTTGGAATGTCTCCGAAGAGGTCTACTTCGATGCGCTTCGCCCGTCGCAAATTGCGGTCAAGTCTCCGCTCCTTTCCTCCTGGTCAACTTCGGGTGATGAATCATCTAAGACAATGCAGCGTCTTCGTGAGGCAGCCATTGGCGCAATAGATCAGCAGAAACAAACTCGTCTTTACTTTGCTGAATGGAGTCTCCCGTCGGTTGACCCGAACGACGAAATCAATTGGGGCTACGCCAACCCCGCACTTGGTCAGACCATCACCCTCGAGGCATTGCAGGCAGCTGCGGAAACTCCAGATCGTGCAGCGTTCCTCCGCGCTCACTTGAATCTGTGGGTCTCATCGGCGGACGCTTGGATTCAGCCTGGAGTTTGGGACAAGTTGTTTACCGAATCCGACTGTCCCGCTGGAGGCGTCCTTTGCGTCGACTCATCCACAGGAGGAGAAAAGTATGTCGGCATCCGTTGCGGACTTACCGAAGAAGGCAACATCATTGCGACAGTCCAGTTCTCCACAGAGTCCCTCAAAGAAATGTGGATCAAGATTAACGAGGCAATGGAGGCAGACCCGAAGTTGCGTCTGGCGATTACTCCGGCACTCGATCTGCATACTCCAGAGAAGTTAGAACGGCGACGTCAAATTTTCGGCTACGCCGAGGTACTTAAATTTACGGGTCTTACGCGCTCGCTCATCCTCGAAAAACGCATCTACCACCGAGGCGAAGAACTGTTGGCGACTCATGTCAATCGCGCCGTCCTTGCCCGCGCAAACGGTCAGGTCGTGATCAGTTCGCAGAGGAGTCCAGGCCCCGTTGAGGCAGCGCGACTTCTTGTCGTTGCAGCAGCTCTAGTTTCCCGCCCGTCAAATACTGGACGCGCAGCAATGGCGTTCGGAAGGTAGTTGCATTTGCAACTAGTTTGTGGGAGACTCCAGTCGTGGCGTTCTTCTCCCGAAAAATAACTACTGCTGAGTTTGCATCTTCGCCAATTAAAGCCGCTGCCGGTGTTGGCAGTCTTGGCGTCCCACCGATGTATGCATGGTCTAGCGGTGCTTTTGAGCAGGTCGCCCTTAGTCTCCCGACGGTGTCGAGGGCGAGAGACCTTCTCGCCTCGACCATCTCAAGTCTCGAGTTCCGTCAAAAGGTCAAGCAATGGAACGGTACTGAGTACGAAGAAATCTATGTGCCAAACGAGTCATGGATGGAAAACCCTGATCCAAAAGTTCCTCGCCAGTTCATTCTTGCAAATACTGTTACAGACTTATGGATGACGGGACGCGCATTCTGGGCGGTCACTTCTCGCAACGCAACCGACGGACGACCCATGAGTTTTGAATGGCTACCCTCCGCAAACATTCAGACACCAAATCAGCAAGGCCCACAGTTCTTCGGAATGCCAGACGAAATTGAGTTCAACGGCATCCAGTTAGACCCCAACGAAATCATTACTTTCCTCGCACCGACAACTGGTCTCATGTATTCAGGCCGACGCTCCGTCAGCATCGCAACTCACCTTGATCAGTACGCAGACCGCGCAGCCACAATCGAAACCGTTCCTGGTTATCTTCAGCAAACTTCAGCAGGCGAGACAATGTCCGGTGAAGAACTCGGAGACTTGGCAGCGCAATGGGCGCAGGCTCGCCGAGAAGGAAACGTCATTGGCGCGTTAAACAACTACGTCAACTTTGTTGAGTTTGACCGCGACCCGTTAGAAGTCAACGCAGCACAGCGCGAATACCAAGCCCTCGACCTTTCCCGTATGTGTTCAGTCCCCGCGTACCTCGTATCGGCACCGACTCCAGGCGCATCCATGACTTACCAAAATGCAACGCAAGCCCGTCAAGACCTTTGGCTTTTCGGCGCGCAAATGTACGCACATGCAATTGAATCTCGCCTTAGCATGAACGACGTCACCGCGCGCGGACGCTATGTCTGCTTTGACACCGACGACCTTCTTGCCGTAGGCGATATGCACGACGCACTCATCGAACCACAAGTTCCAGACCTCGAGGAGATTCCTTCATGATTAAGTTCACCGCCGTCCCCGTCACTCTTGACGCAGCAGCTGGAGAAGATGCACCGCGCACAATCACCGGCATTGCAGTCCCGTGGGACACCGTCGCAACCGTCTCAGGTGGCGAGAAGGTCATGTTCAAGCGCGGAGCCTTTGACTTGAATGCCAAACCCGCGCGACTTCTTGAAAACCACGACGGACGCCCCATCGGCATCGTCAGCGAACTTGTTGATCTAGACAACGGTCTCGGCTTCAGTGCCACGTTTGCCCGCAGCAAGGCTGCAGATGACGTGGTCGAGTTGATTCAGATGTCCGCTTACGATTCCGTAAGTGTTGGCGCAATCCCCAAGAAATTCAAGTACGACAAGAACGGCGTCATGATTGTTTCATCCGCCGATCTACAAGAACTTTCGGTCGTCAGCGTTCCGGCATTTGCCGACGCGGTCATCGAAAAAATCGCTGCCTCAGAAACCGACCCAGAAGAGGTCGAAGAAGAGTCAACCGAACCCCAACCCGACACAAGTCTCCAGGAGGAAACAATGTCACAAGAAACCCAAGTCGAAGCCTCCGCGCCCGACGCCATCCCAACATCACCAATCTTTGCTTCAGCCAAGAAAGAATTCATCATGCCGTCTGCAGCCGAGTACATCTCAGCCGCTTTCGTTGGCGGAGACCAATGGCGCGCAATGAGCGACGGCATTCGTGCAGCTGCACCAAACGTCCTCACCTCAGACATCCCAGGTGTTCTTCCACTTCCAATCGTTCAACCTGTCTACAACAACTTCATCGGTCGTCGTCCAGTCATTGACGCAATCGGTGCAAAGGCAATGCCACAAGGCGGAAAAGTATTTATCCGTCCAGAAGTAACAACTCATACTTCAATGGGCGTTCAGTCAACTGAAAACACCGCACTCACTCAAGGCACTTTCGTTGTCACAGACAACCAAGTAACCAAGGGTAGTTACGGTGGATTCGTGACTTTGTCCGAACAGAGCATCGACTGGTCACAGCCTGAGATTATCAGCCTTGTCCTTGACGACATGGGCCGTATTTACGCCAACGAAACAGACAACGTGGCAGCAGACAACTTGAAGACAGGCGCAACAGTCACTCAGAACTTTGCCGCCGCATCTTCACAAGATCCCGCTTACTGGATGTCATGGATCTCTAGTGCAGCACAGACAATTTTGTCTTCAAGCAACGGCAACCTTCCAACCCACATCTTCGTCAACCCTGAGTGGTGGGGATCGCTCATGCAACTGAGCGACACAGCGGATCGCCCGTTGTTCCCACAGATTGGGCCAATGAACGCATTCGGTAATCTTGCACCAGGACAAGTCAACGGCGTTGCCTTTGGTTTGCAGGTTGTAGTTGACCGCAACTTTGCAGCAGACACTCTCATTATCGGTGACGCATCTGGCTACGAAATCTTTGAACAGCAGAAGGGCGCACTCAGCATTGACGTTCCGTCAACGCTTAGTCGCACAATCGCATTCCGCGGTTACCTTGCAACGCTGATGATTGACTCAAGCAAGTTTGTCAAGGCTGCATTCGTCTGATTCAGGCGAACTCTTAAAAGGACTGAACGATGGCTACTTACGATCTCGCGTTTCATACGCGCCTCGATGGGTACGCCATTTTTCAGACCTTTGTTGAGACTGGCATACAAGTCGGGGACTCCGTGGTAATTGCAGGCGCAAGCCACGGGTTCTCGGGTACACATACCATCGTCTCAACACAAGACTTTGAATTCATCGGGGTATCTGACGAGGGCGACCTTGAATTTGACTCCGATGTAATTCGTCTTTACCAGTTCCTTTATGTAAACGCAGGCTCGGACTTCACTCGGTCTACTGCTACCGGCACAGTAACTTTTACGCCTTCTGTGTCTTGGGTAAATTCCAGTGACGTAACCAGTTGGCTCGGCATTGACGTCGCTTCGGCAAATGACACCGCCTTCATTACGGTCTGCGTAAACGCTGCCAACAATTACATATTTCGGAAACGTCGCGAAGCCGGATACACCGATTCGCAATCAACGGTGCCAGGTGCCGACGTCAAACTCGGCACAATCATGTACGCAGCAACTCTCTATCGTGAGCGCGGATCAGCAGACTCCTTCGCCTCATTCGACGCAATGTCTTCAATCCCCATCCCCTCAACTATGGGACGCATCATGGCCCTCATTGGTTGCGGAAGACCACAGGTCGCATAATGGCTGCAACAGGAATTCTCGTTGACGCGGTCAACGCAATCAAAACACAACTCACCGCTCTTGGTCTCAAGCCCGTCACAGACCCCCGCAACGCGCGCCCAATGTCAGTCATGATTGAACTTCCCGTCATGACTTCGTTCACTTACAACGTGGGCGACTTTCGCATTCCAGTTCGCATCCTTGCAGCCCCCCCAGGCAACCAAGACAGCGGAGACTATTTGATGTCAACAGTTGACACCATCATGAACTCGCCCATCGCAGTTACAGACGCCCGTCCAGGCAATGCAAACTACGGCGGGCAAGACATACCCACATACGACCTCACGGTGGCAATCGCCGTGAAGAGAAACTAAGGAGCCACCAATGGCAACAAGCACATTCCTTTCTGGAGCCACCTGTAACATCACCCCAACTGGCGGATCAGTAATTGACGTCAGCGATCAACTTTCTAAATGTGAAGTAAT